TTTCATATGCAACATTACCCATGCTCCATCCACCAACTTTTAATTTATTATCATTGTCCAATCCAAATCTTACAGCATATTTAGCAGGTCTATTAAAACTCATATATGCAGCATTGCCATCAATACCAGTACTACTAGCTCGTACATCTATACTAGCACCAGTAGGAGCAGTATCAACACCTATACCATTAGTAGTACCAGCTATATTCAAAGTTCCAGTCATGGTATCACCAGCTTTTAAAACTCTTAAACCATCAGCGGAATCAACATATGCTTTACTAACCAAACCGCTAGTACCACCGCCAACGGCATCATCAACATATTTCTTAGGAACAGCATCCGTGTCATTAAGACCAGTAGTTGGTAGTTGTGTTATTTTGCTATTTCCCATGTTTATTGCACCAGACATGGTTCCACCGTTTAATTTCAAATAGCCTGGATTTCCAGCCAACACATTATTCACTTGTCCAGATAAGGAATTTATTCTACTATCAACATAACCTTTTCTGGTTGAATGATTGACACTCGTTGGATCTGTAACTGGCAATGTTAACATTCCAGTCATGGTTGATCCAGAAATACGAACATATCCTACAGATCCAGTATCAGAAATAGTAGATGATAAAGAATTTATTCTAGAATCTACATAACCTTTTCTAGCGGCATGATTATCGTTAGTGGGCATTGTTAACGGTAGAGTTAACATACCACTCATAGTATCTCCAGTTTTCTTAACAAATCCACCAATATAACTAAAATCTCCAGTTCCAGATCCTAAGCAATATTGTGCTAATGTTAAGGGATTGATAGACCTATCAGTTACTCCAGCGGTAGTAAATGAAGAGGTGCCGTAATTTGCGAAATTGACAGAAATAGTTGCAACTGTAGCCATATTTCAAATTATTTATTCGAATATGCTATTTTTTTCAATCTTATATTATAAAAATCAAATATTTCTTTACTATGCAACGCATCAACATTTTCATATTCTTCCAAATATACAACAGTATTAATATTCCAAGAACATATCATTTTAGCACAACTAGAACATGGCAATAAAGTTACAGCTATCAACGATGCTTCGTTTCTAGGAAAAAGAGACAAAAGATTAGTTTCAGCATGAATCATAAAAGGTCTTCTAGCGTCTCTATCTCCCCAAAAAGATTCTTCCACAATTTTGCCACTTTTTAAACCATTATAAGCAACCCCCAAAACTCTATTATCATAAGATAAAGCACAAGCCCCAACCTTCCTAAAAGGATCTTCGGATCTTAATGATGCCGTTTTAGCCAACTCCAAAGCATATTCTTCCCATTTTAAACGTTGCATAAAATACTTTCAACCTCCTCTTTCAAATAAGGGACGGTATATTTCAACCATTTAGCTTTAAAAACCAATTTAGTATCAATCATACGTTTCAACCAAAATATGTTCAAAAATCTACATTTTAAACCAGTTAACCTCTCTATCATATTCGCATAAAAAGATAACTGTAAAGAATATATAAAATACTCAGAATTTGGTAAATGAGATACTGGGTCTAATAAAAATTTATTTTCATATTGATTTTCGAAATTAAATTTTATATTTGTTTTAAAGTCAAAAATATCAAAAAAATCAGAACCTAGAACAACATAGTCAGCAGTGCCGCATATTTTCTTATTTTTATCGAAACATATCAACTCGTTGTATCCATTTTCAGCATACACCTTGTCATAAATCTCTTTAACAATAGATTCGTATCTAGGATTTAAAACTTTTCGCGTTTTAAAGTATTCTTCAACATTTTCATGAACATCCGTACCATACTTCAAACCAACGTTTTTCTTATCTTCCCACAATTTAAAAACATCGTCTATTGGTATCTTCTTTCTCAAAGAATATTCCAAAGCCTTTTGTTCCAAATCGAATTTAGGTTTGATATTTGAAAGTATAGACGATACAGATTTATATACGTTACCATCAGAACAACGATAAACGTGAGTTTCCTTCTCCAAGGAAGGAACATTTTCCCCCAATAAAGGGAATTCTTTAATCCACATCTTACTATTCGCTTAAAGGAGTAATATCAATTCGGCTAATAGTTTTATCTCCTTGATGAATAATTACTGGAACTAAGACAATTTTATATTTCAAAAGAATTTCTTCAATTTCTTGTTTAGCCTTTACCATATTATCATTTTTATCGGATTCTGTATTTTCCATAATATTATTATATATTAAACTTCTTAAAAATCAAATTTTTTATCCTTCAAATATTGGAGAATATTCAAATTCAACGTCCTCTATTTGAGGATTAGCTGAAATTGAAACTATTTCCGTGTTATAGTATTCATGGCAATTTTCGTATGGTACAATTTGAGAACTCAATTCAAAATATCTACTCTCATGTAAATTACCCTTAACAACAGACAATCCAGCATCTATGTAAAAAATATTATTAATCGGTTTAGCATCTGAAAAAAGCCAACCTTTTATAGTGAAACTGGTATTACCTATGACAAAATATTTTTTATTACCATCAATATCTGTAGGATACTCTACATTAACTTGACCATTCCAAAGAACTTCGGATCTTATTTCTTCTATGAAAGGTAAATTAAATTCCTCTGGAGTTTTCCAAGACAGTATTATGTATGGATTGCAAAACGGTATAAAATTAGACATTATTTGATCCAAATCCGTTTGGTATTTGGTCATTATATTCATATTAACTCCTATGTTTACGGGTACTGGAGTTTTATAAAATCTAGTCAAATGAGTAGGTTGATTTTCTTTTAAACTATCTGGTCTATGAAATCCTAAATTTTTATTAAAAACTCTACTCTCATCTCTGGCAAAACTTGTTATATTGACACTAATTACTGGTAATGTTATATTTTGAGAAAAATTGACCAAATCATATATAACTCTCTGTTTCGGAGCATATACATATCTAACTTGCAAGGTTTGTTTAATATCCCTATTTTCATCAAATCTTTTAATAACCACATTGTTAAATGCGGCTAAAAATTGTATTAGAAGATTTTTTATTTCAAAAAAATAAGGAGACTTTTTCATTATTGTTGCTTGAGTTATTTAGACCTATTAAGCAAATACAATCTCAACTATATTATCATAAAAACAAGTTTTAGATTTATGTTCAATGGTTCTACTATAAATTTCAAAATCATAAACATTTTGACATAACGTTTTGATTCTATAATCCAATGATATAGAACTCAAATTGTCCGTGACCGAAAACGCCATGGGAATTTTAAAATTTTTCATATTACCAGAAACATCCAATGTAAATGAGTAATAAAAATCGTTCAGATTAAAAAGAATAAGTTTACCTTCTTTAATTGTTTTTCCACCACATATAAATTTAAAATTTCTATGTAAATTGTTCAAAAATATATCATTATTATTCATAATTTTTCAAATATCCATCCAATATTTTTTCTCATTTGAGCTTTTCGGTAAGATTTCTTTAGTGAAATAATCCCAAAAACTTTTATTTGCTGGAATTTTTGCTATTAAATTACAATAGGACATATTCACGCTTCTATAATCCTGCATTAAAATATCCCAAACTATAACCAAATTATATTGGTCTGGATCATATGGGGGAGGGTTAGATGTTGGTCTAAAATTTAAAGTCAAACGCCCATCCAACGAATTCAAAACAGTAGGAGACGTTGTACATAACATTCTCCTATACAAAGATCTCCCAGCTATCGGATTTCTTCGTCTAAATTTAATTTCGCAAACGCTTGTTCTTAGCAGTGCTTTTAGATTCTGTCTTGATATGTACATCTTGTCTAGGTGTTGCTATTCCAAAAATTCTATGTTCATTTAAAAATTGACCATGCTCCAATTTACCATAACCCTCAATTTCAACGTTGGAAATCATTATACCTTTATTATTAGGAAATATGACATGATCTCCTTGTTTTACTAAAGATGTGCCTTGTCCGCAAAGAATAACCTTACCCACCCTCCATGCTTGAGTATCAGCGTTGATTGGAACAACGATACCGTTTCGTACTATTTCATTGGAATTTCCACCTAAATCTACAAGCTCTACTAATATAATATCATCCAATACTTTGGACAAATTGTAACCAATAAAAACACTGTTTAAAGAATTTTGTGAAAAACCATCTAGGTCGATTAAAGATTTTTGTGGTGTTAATGCATCTATATTCATTGATTTTTATTTAATAAAAGGTATTTGGAAATCAAGCTTTATCCTCATTTGCATTTTTTTTAATGTATTCGATTTTTTTATACTTAGATCTTGGTATGACATTTAATAAAAAATTATACTGTGAATCGGAATCTTTACATAAAAAATTCTTTCTATTAACTGTTTGGTTTACAATCATTGCGTTATCAGAACTATGCATAGAAATCCATCTGTTGACCAAATAAGAATTATATTTTTTATATTCCTCGCAATTTAACTCTACATGATTTTTCTTGAAGAAAAGAATATTGTTTATAAAATCGAAAATTTCCATATATGAATATTAACATGTTTTATAAACATTCCAATAATAAAATTGTTTTCTTTAGCATTTTCCGATATAAATAATACTGTGCCAATAAATTCATCATCAGGAAGAGAGTCTACATTTGGAAGAAGCTTAATGAATTACGTAAATTCATATCTCCCATATCAGTCATATACTGTAATAGACACCATATCCAAATTAAATCCAAAATTCAAATCGTTCCAAGATACAGGATCTAAAAGAACAGAAGCGTTAGCTAGACAGAGTGTAAGTTCATCTTCAGAATATAACGAGTTATCGCCAACGGCATTTTTCAATATTGATTCTAATTTCACACAATATATGTATGCAAATGTCCAAGCGGATAAAATTGCAAGATTACGTGATTATAGAGTCATGGCAGCTTTTTCAGAGGTGGCTGAAGCATTAGATGAAATATGTGATGAATCTGTCAATAAAGATGAGAATAATAGAATTGTTAAATTAGAATTTCCAAATGATGATTTAAAATCTGAAGCGAAATCAGATTTAACAGAAGAATTTGATAAAATCATAAATTATTTTGAATTTGAAAAAAAGGGTTGGGAATATTTTAGAAATATAATGGTTGATGGTGAATTATATTGGGAAAACATTATACATAAAGAAAGAGAAGAAGAAGGTGTTCTTGGAGTTATTAGTGTTCCAACAGAACTAATAGATCCAATTTTTGGAAATATTCAAAACATGTTAATAAAAGGTTATCTTTTAAGAAAACCTGTATTCGACCAGACAAATCCATCCAAGGTAGTTGATTATGCTTTGGTACCTATGGATAAGAATCAAATCACATATGTAAATTCTGGAATATGGAATGAGAATAAAACAATGAGAATACCTTTCATTGAAAATGCCAGAAGAGCATATCGTCAACTATCTTTAATAGAAGATAGTGTTGTCATTCATAGACTTGCAAGAGCACCTTCGAGATTAGTTTTCAATGTTGATGTTGGAACGATGCCAGCACCTAAAGCTGAAGCATATTTACGTAAAATGATACAGGATTATTGGTCTAAAAGAACATTTGACGTAGATCAAGCTGGACAAGTAAACAAATTCAATCCTCAAAGTTATTTGGATAATTATTGGTTCGCAAAAAGACAAGGTTCAGACGGGACGGATGTTAGAGAACTTCAAGGTGGACCTCAATTAAATACATTACCAGATTTGGACTACTTCCTAATCAAATTATACAAATCTTTAAAAGTACCTGTAAATAGAATAGCTCCAGATTCCGCATATGGTGATGGTATGCAAATCTTGAGAGAAGAATTGAAATTTGCTAAATTTATCATGCGTATGCAAATGCATTTTGCCGAAAGTTTAAAAAATACATTCATAGTGCATTTAAAATTAAAAAAGTTATGGAAGAAACATGATATTAAAGAAACAGATTTCGATATCAAATTTACTCCACCAACTAACTTTTTTGAAATGAGAGAGGCTCAAAAAGCTGAAATAAAATATACAACATTTAATAATATGACTCAAAATGAGTCTATATCAAAAACATATGCTCAGAAAAAATATTTAAGATGGAGCGATCAGGAAATTTTGGCTAATAGAGCATTCTTGAAAAAAGATAAAGAATTGGAATTTGAATTGGCTCAAATTACAGCCATGGGTCCAAATTGGAGGCAATTAACAGCCGCTGGAGGAGAGGTTGTAGAGGGTCAACCCATGGCTGCTGGAAGCGGGGGTGCTATTCCAACTGGAAGCGGTGGAGGCGCTCCAGCGGGATCTCCTGCTGGAAGTATGGGTGGAGGCGGTGAAGAAGTCCCTCCAGAATTTGGACCGCCGCCATCTGGAGCATCGGCCCCAACACCTCCACCTAGTAATGAGGGTAAAGCACCAACTCCAGAAGCATAAAATATAATAAATAGTTCCATGGGACTATTCGCAAAAACATTTTCTACTATTTTAGAACAGACATGGAATGATGGCTATGTAAATATGTTTTTACCTCAAAAGCCTCCTGTAAAAAAAGGAGCTAGGCATAGGAGAGCTTTAGTTTTAGATCCTTTTAAAAGAAAACATGCACAAACTGTTCCAGATATGCATAAGCCAGATATGACAATCATTCAGCAAGTTGAGAGATTGAAAAACAATCCATCTGTAAATGTTCCTTTGAATAGTGTTCAATTAAAACAAATATGCAAAAAATACGGTATATATAGTGTATCTAAAATTGAACCAAAAAAATTAGGCAACACTGGAATTAAAATAATTTGGGATGATGTTAAAAAATCCTTCATATTAAAAAAATGATAACTTACGATAAACATAAAGGTGTGAATTGCATCAGGACTTATCCTGATAATTACAATAACTATGTGTCATCGACATTACGTTTTACTGATAAAGAAAAAAACGAGGCTGAGAGATTATTGTATAGTAATTATTGGAGAGAACAGATAGACCTATATGGTCAAAAGATATTGTACTATAGAAACCTATACAATTTAAAAGATGGTGACAATACTTATGGAGAGATGCCCATCGATCAATTTGAAGAACCCAAAGAAATGATAATGATATTTACTTTAGCCGAAAATGCTTTAGTATTATCAAAATTTGGTTATAGATCTGATGATCAAGTAACCGCATATTTACACATAAGTTCATTTTATGCTCATTTTCCAGATAAAAAACTAGAACCAAAATCTGGTGATGTTTTTAAACTAGTCGAATACGGATCTGATAGACCTGGTGAAAGGGATGGTAAAATGTATGAAATTACAGAAAGATGTGATGAAGACAATTCTTCCATAAATCCTTTGGCTGGTCACTATGTTTGGCTTTTAAAAGCTAAACGTCTTGAACATTCTTTTGAGAACATACCCCAAGAAAAAGGAAATTATCAAGTACACGATGATACTTTCTATGGAGATCTTTCGGGGTCTTTAGAAACCCCAACAGAAAGAGTATCATCATATCCACAAGATTCAGATACCGAATCCAAAAAATTTGTTTTTGATATGAGTATTAACAATACTCTGGAATATGGTGGTTATTATTGACATAATCCAAAATCATACTACCATTTTTTTCATCTGCCATTAGATCGATTTCCATGCTTTTAAACCGCTCAGTCATATATTTTTTAAAAGCTATAGGCTTAACCCAATCAACGTCTTCCAAATCAACTTTCAAATCTTTAGCTTTCTCTTCAGCCAATTGAACAATCTCTATCAAGCACAACCAACGTATAAAAGCATCCTTATCCATGACATGTTCTTCTTTACTTGTTTTGATTATAACTTTTTCATTCATAAGACGTGCAGTGTCTCAATTTTTAAAAGAAAAGTCAAGAAAATAATCTAGAAGATATAAAAGATGTAAAAAATGCTTTGTTTTTATTCTCCTTCGGAATCATTTCCAATTGCTCTAATACTTTAACATTGTTCTTGATACTATTGAAGACAATATTGATTATTTCTTTATTGTCTTTATTGGAATTTTCATCTTTTATAAAATTCTCGAATTTATTTAAAAAATCTTTAATTATATCCAAGTTTTGATTTTTAAAACTATTTTTTTTAAAAACCATATATTCTTCAACATCTTTCTTACATAATTGTTCAAAGAAATATAAAACATCCTCGTTTTTAACAATTTCTCTAGATGTGACTTCTGGTGGAATAGAACTGCTTTCCGTTTTTTTAAATTCTATCATTATGAGATGGGTCTTTTAAGGCTTCGTTCACGTTTTTTAAAATTTCAGAATTTTTTAAAGGATCGTCAACAATAGGATCTGTTTTTAATACAGTTTTAACGTCTATTAAAACTCTAACTCGTTTGTTGCATTGACCACATACATATGAATTTTCCGAATTCATATCTATAGGTATTGTGGTTTCAGTTTTTTGATCACATGGACATACGACATCAGCGGTTATTTTTTTCAATTCAGAAGCCATTTGCAATTCCAATTGCGCTTCAATATAAGCATTTTGTCTTTTAATACGTTCTCCGTAAAAATAAAAAAACACAAATTGTAAAGTGAAAATGAAAAATAAACTAACGAAAAAATTAAAACCAAAATTTAATAAAAACAAAGCCCCCAAAAAGGATATAAGAGATGTTATAAGAAAACTGGTTAGTATTTTTTTTACAATAGGATTAGTGATGTCAAACATTCCATCAATAATTATATCACTTTTCGTGACTTTCAACTATTTTATTCATCTCTTCTGTACAAGAAAATAACAATTCTTGAACTTTGTCTATCTTTTCATTCAATTTTTTAACAGCTGATGTTCTTTGACTATTTTCGTATATGACTGGATTTTTCATAGCATTTGCCAAATCCATTCTAACATTTGAACATTTTACAAAAATATCGCCAATCCTATCCAATAAAAAATCCAAACCAAATGGCAATTGTCTATTAGCTTCATGAGATACAGTGTTTCTATATCTATTTACAATATCATCAACTGTAATAACTTGAGATGGGGCTTCTTGTTTCGCTATACCTTTAACCCATTTATTGTATATTTTTTGATCATCCTCTTGAAGTATTTTAAAATTTTCTTTCATTTGTTATAAATATTTAGACATAATAAATAAATAATCTTATGGGTATATACGAAAAATATTTCAATACAATCTTGGAACAAGATGAACAAGAAACTGTGGCGGCACCAGAAGTTACCGCAGATGCAGAAAATGCTGCTATGGCCGCTGAATTAGATGCTGGTACACCGCCCGAATCATTCAATACAGATGTTGGCCAAGTTGAAGTTATTAGAAAAGAATCTTTAGCTAAACAAAAGAAAATTTTATCAGAATGGGTTGCTGAAATTGAAAGTTTCGTGGAATATGTGAATGGTGTAAATCAAACATCCGTTCAAGCCCAATTACACAATGCTGGTTGCGATACCTTGTTTGAGAAGATAGCATCTTCAGAACACCGCAGAATATCTCGTATAGCTGTAGAACTTAGCGGTCTTGCTGAAGCATTAAAAGGATATTTGATTGCTGGTGAGCAAGATTAATAAACCCTGCCGTAATTAGGAATTCCTAATTTAGTGTTTAAACGAATACATGGTTGAATTAACCAGCCCACAAATAGTAAAAAGAAAATAGTACCTATACCAACAATTCCTCCCAAAAAGTAACCAACAGTTAAAAGTAAAATTTCAGCAATACCCTTAAATAACCAGAAAGGTTTTTTCGTTATCTCGGATAATGATATCGCTACCAAATCCATAGCTCTAATACCAAATCCAGACATCATTATCAATGCGCTGGCTTGAGTGCAAATAATTACACCAAAAATCATTTCCAAAAATGGTGAAAAAATATGTTTATGATCTAATAAAAATAGAAAAAAATCTATCAAATACCCACATATGAAAAAGGTTAAAAAAGTGGAAATTGGTGGAAATTTCCATTTATTTAAAAAGCTATATGAAACTAAACAAGATAATGCAAAAACACTTTGAGTCGTGCCTATCATCCAACCAAAGGTATCTCTCATCCCAATAGCTAAAACATCTAAAGGATCAGTTCCTAAATTGCTGGTAATAAACAATGTGGCTCCAAAAGAAAATAATATACAACCCAAAATATAGATTACGTATTTTCTCATAGAAAAATATTTATCTAATCTCTGATAATTTTAACTTTCCAACCATTCCAGAAAAAGAATTTTTTAAAATAAATTTATAAGGAAACTCGTTTAATTTATATTTAATACATACATCATTAATATCTTTAAATTTACTATATTCTTTTGGCCATAAAAATACACTTTTACCAGCCTCTATCAAATCCTTACTCTTCTTCTTAGAAGTCGCATCATTCCATTGGTTATCCAAAACAAAAATATGCTCATGTAAAGGAAACATTTGAATTTGCAACTTTTGCTTTTCGGTAAAAGTATCCGACCCGCTTTCGGATATACCAGCCAAAGCTATACCATTTTTAATAAAGGTGCAATCAAACGGACCCTCTGTTATGAAAACGTAAGGAATATCTTCTATAATATTGTTTATATTGAAAATACTTCTTTCACTATTTTTTTTAGAAAGATATCTAGGTCTATCATCATTATTCAATATTTTCCTAGATTGGTAAAATATTATTTTATTATTTTCATCATAGAAAGGTATGATTATACGATTTTTATGAACAAAATCTGTTAAAGTAATGTAATATTTTTTTGGCCTATTTATAGATGTCAATAAACCCCTATCATTCAAAGTGTATACTGCTTGCATTACAATTGAATTGTCACTATAAAAATTCAACTCATCATCATTTTCCAAATCTATACAATCGCAAGGCAGTTCGTAATTAGTAACCTTTTTATTATTCTCTACCTGATTTATAGGTATAACGATATTATCGTAATTATTCGACTCACTTAAAACATCAGACAAAGAACAGGACTCTAATTCCATAATCCAATTGACAGGATTTCCATGCCAACCACAATTATGACAATGTATTACATTTTTAGTTGGAATATAATAACATCTTTTTTTCCTCAACCAAGATTTGCCCTCTCTACAAATTGGGCAACTAGCTTGATAAACATTGGTACCCCTATTATGCTTTGGGGAACCAGCATATTGATAGAATTTATTTACAACGTAAGTTTCGGGTAATTTGACCACCCGCCCACTTTACATCTTCAAAATTACATGTCAAGCTTTTTTATCTGCAACAAATGGCTTAACTTCAATAACACCTTTTCGTATAAAAGCTCCAGATGCTGGATCAATCCAATGAGCTTCCTTTACAATGTTATTACCAACTCTGGTTTCAATAATTCTAGGAGCGCATGGTTGTCCAGAAATGGGTGATGTTATTATTCTAGGTTCTACTCTATTCATTCAAATATTTAACTCTTGAGTAGATTATTTCCATGAGATTCTATAACTTTATACACATCTTCTGGTAGTGTATTGAAAGAATCTATTATTTTTTCCTTCAAACCTATATCAAATTTAACAACATCAACTTCCCTCAAAACCATTTTTGGTAAAGACACGAATATCAAATTATTTTCAATTTGTTTAAAAAACACAAATATCTCACCGACATAATCACCATGCAATACAGCATAACAAGAACCCAAAGGTATATGGGTTTTGTTAAATTTATCTACAAGTATTTGTTTAATAAAATTATTCATTCATTTTATTAAACAAAGCTTTATTAACCAAACAATTTAACGCATCAGCATCCTTTTGGTTCCTAGCATAATGTATACAAAGAGGAGTTCCCTTTACATCATATCCAAATAATAAAAAAGCTTCTAAAAATTCTGTTATGTATCCATTCAAAAGAGAAACCATGTCTTCGGTATTTTTAACCTCTTTTGTGATTTTTGACACATAACCACTGATAGACTCAGATAAAAGTTCATTTATCTGAGCCTTATCAAGAGAAGACAATTTTTCTCTTTCTTTTCCAAGAAATATTTTAGGACTCTTCTTCTTGCCTCTCTCTTGACTCATGATATGAATATTTATCTTTTCTATATGGACTATTTCCAGCATCGTTTTTCACACCAGCATTTAACAAATGAGTTATGATAACTTCCAAGCTCTCTGTTTTGATAGAAAAATTTTTTAAAAATTTTTGACCACCATCGCTCAATTCAAACATAACGTCACCGAAAAATTCCTTATTCAAAAAACATGTTATAAATACGGAAGCCCCTTTAGGATCTACTAAAACTGTCCAACATCTAGGATCATGAACACCATAACCATCAAACATTTTCCAAACTATAAATCCAGAATCTTTTAAACGTTTTATGAAATAACTAGGAGTTTTTATTGAATTTTTATTTTTTTTCATTTTGTTAAAGATGACATTATGTATAACATCTTATTATAATTATTGTAAATTTCGAATAATACAATTCCCAATTTAGTATTAATTTTAACATTTATATCATTAGAATCGCCAATTTCCATAATTCTAAAAATTTCAAAATTCAAAGGCAATGCTTCAAAAGAATTGCCATCAAAACTATCGGATAATTGCAATGTTATGGTGTCTATATTATTTCTAGTCTTATCTGTCAATTCAGCAAAAACTCCACCATTTTCACTGTTTAAATAAAATTTATTAGAATCTGAACTAAACACAGATCCTCTCACAAGCTCTTTCAAAGAATCTTTAGTGATAATAAAGGATGAAAGAGTATCCATACTTTCCAATTTTTTTAAACTAATTTTTGGCTTTTTTATAATATCATTCTCTAAAAGATGATATTTAAATTTAATCTTAGAATCGTTGTAGGATATATTATTTTCTTCTAAAGTGAAAATGATTTCATTTTTGGAAACAATAGTATCCAAAGCACGAATTAACTTTTTCAAATCAGAGCAGTTCAAAACTATCAACTCTTCACTCGAAGACTCTATTTCATGTGTATTGTGAAAAATAATAGAATTATCAGAAGTACAAACCAAAGCTTTTATAAAACCATTCTCAATTTCCAAAACAGCAGAATCGGAAACTTTGCAAATAGGAGATAAAAAATTCTTTATAAAAGATATTTTATTTTTAATTTTTATTTGGTTTGACATACTTTATAATAGTATCAATTTTTTTCTCCAAGTCAAACATTTTAGAGTATAAATCTGAAAGTTCCGTAGGCTTAAATAAAGGAAGCTGCATTTGATTAGGATCTTCATATTCCCTCTCTTGAGGATGGTGGTGGTTAATCACCACATTATTATTCTGTGGTAGATTTTGCCTTTGAGAAGAAGCTAGGGTTTCAAGAACATCATTAGCGGCATTATTATATTGCCTATTGGGTATAATATTCTTGGTATTATTAATTGGCAAAATGTTTTCATAATCTATCTTACCACTTTTCAAACCAGCTTGAGTGGTTTCTTCGGTGATATTCTTATCAACTTTCTGACGCAATTCAGAAATAGGACCAGATATTATACCCTTTAAAGCCTCCAAAACCAGAGGGTGATTGGGAGGTAAATCACCCTCTGGTACTATTGAATCAAAATTCATATTAATTCAAATCAGCTATGAGCTTTTTCAAATTTTCATCATCGTCTTCATCGTTTAAAGACTCAAATGTAGTTGTCTTTTGATTATCATTGGAATTAAAAGTGTTTGATGTAGATTCCTCTTCAGAAAAACTAACAACCTTTTTTTCCGAGATCAAAGTTGGTTTTGCAAAAAAGTGCTCATCCAAAACAGCAACCAATTCCTCATTTGATTTAGTTGGAACAATGGATTCCAAATCAAAAATTGAAGAGTATAATTTCTCAGCCTTACTATCATCAAGACCTTCAATCTTCCTTGGTAGAGAAAATTTAGAAGAAACATACGTGATATAATCACCTTGTTGCTCACATTTAACCTTCAAATTAACACCATTTTCAGACAAATCAAAAATTCTTGGACCATAATCTTCCGAACCTTCACCATCAATTGCATCAGAAATAATTTTATGCAACTGTTTACCATAACGCATAATCTTAACAGATCCGTTATTATCAGGATTGGTTGGATCATCTACAACATAAACATTTACGAGCCAACGTTCATTTCTACGTAGCAAATCAGCCTTTTGCTTTTCTTCATCTGAACCGTTCCTCAATAAACGATACTTGGTATCTGTGATAACACACTTCTGTCCAAAGGTGGCTGGAGAAAGTGCAGTTGTATACTGACCATTACCATAAGAAGTCCAATCATATGTGTAGTAGTGAAAGAACGTCTTTTCTGGATTATTGATATTAGGAATCAGACGAATCGTATACGTCTTGTCTTTCTCAAACTTGAGAATGTTTCTTGCACTCGATTGAGTCGAGTTCTTTTGTAGTGCGCCTTTGATGCTATCGAACATTTTGTTGGTGTATGTATTCATATACTTTTTAGATATTACGTTATTTTTTTTCTTTTGCAAGCTTTTCTTTTATTATTTTTAAGCCCTCAATTGAAATTTTTTTACAAGCCTTTGATGTATAAAATTTTGTTCTAAAAATAGAAATTTTAGAAACCACATCTCCGAGCATAAATTCTAGCAATTCATAATTGTTTTGGTTCATTATTGTTTGAAAATTTTCATAAGCCAAACAATTATAAACGGATATATTTTTCTGTTTCAGATGTAAGAAAATTGTATTAATAGCCCCATCCTTATGGTTAAAATATCCCTCAATGCTTAAATTGTGATCTTTACAAAATCTGTAGATAAACATAAGACCATCAGTAACTGCTTTCTTCTGAATTTCAGAATCTGGTTCAGAGTAAGTCTTTTTTCTTCTATATAGATTATAGCTCTTAACAGCCTTTTGTGTTAAATAAAAATCCAAATCAAAATAATCTTCATCCTCATATACAACATAAGGAGCTTCTATAAAATCATTGATATTAACATAGGAATTTCTTTCAAAAAAATTTTTCAATTTTAATAAAACTGCATATTTCTCATGTTCTTGTATGTTTGAAAAATCCTTCTTCAAAGTAAAGGGTAAATTTTTTTTAGTCCTACTTATACGCAAATGAGTATTGTATATATCTTCTATATCTTTCACTTTTTAGTCACTTTAAAGATTCTAACATTTTTTTATTTTTTTTATTGTTTATAAATTTCATAATATATTTCGATTTATGAAGAGTTGGATCTTGTTCTAAAAATATTTTTACAGCTGACATATCATTATCAATATTATGTAGCATTTTAAAAAATTCTCTTATCTTTTTATCCTGTATATATAAAAGTAAAATAGAAGCATAATTCATCTTTTTATTGTTTATAATACAAATAAAACTACAAAAAGAGTTAAAAATGTGTTCAATTTCTTTATATTCTTTTTCCAATGTCATGTTTTTTTAAAAGTTTTGTAAAATTCATAAATTTATCATTCAGTAATCCACCAGCCATATTTTTATAACCACCACCATCGGCTAAAGTTTTTGCTATTTGTGGTAAATCCACATTTGAAAAATGATTTTTCCTAAAACTAACTTTTTGAGTTTTAATATTCACTATTATAGCGATTTCATATCCCATATTTGTCAATTCAGAAGCAACTTCATTAACACAAGTATCAGCAAAAGTAGCTATAACTTTTCTAAAAACTCCTTGAATTTTAAAATCACCAACGTAAAAATCGGCATCGTCTACTATTTTATGTATTTTCTGTTTATAAAAATCGATTATCTTATTTTGATCCTCTGTAAAATGAGAATAACCGTCATTAAAATCCTTTTTCAACTTTTGAAGTTTATCCCCTTGATAATTCCAATACAACATGTTCAATCCAATGGATAAATTCTTTTCCAAAAGCCTATAAGATATATAATCATCAACCAAAGCCACAAATTTTCTCTGGTTCGCTGTTATTTTTCTATCTTGATATTTATTTTTAAAATATCTATATACACCTAAAACACTAGAACCATACTCAAAAACCTCTACTTTTGTTTTTTTATAAAGCTCTTTACACCTATTTGCTTCTTGATGATGATCTAAAACATATACGTTTTCAAAATCTATCAAATCACATATATCGCAAGTATCCAATCCTAAAAAATAAACAGCATCATAATCACTTATTTTATTTTTCAATAACCATTTCGAAATTGTAGATCTCAGAGAATCGTGTGTACATAAAACATAAGCTGGACTACTCCACAAATACCAAGATAACACCAAATAAGAAGCTGATCCATCCAAATCTGCATGTGTAAATACGTGTATCTTTTTAAGGTTATCCATTGGTTTTGTTGTTATAATATATATAATTTATCATTATATTTCTAATCTTCAAGTTCTTTTATTGATTTACTGAATTCAGCTAATTCGCTAGTGTCATTTCTCAAATCATCCTCTTCTAAAGTCAGTGTAGTATAATCGATTTTCAATATCGTAGAACCAAAATTGGGACCAAAACGATTCTTAGCTATACCCATGTTTATGACACCCATATCCTTATCTTCATCCGATTGCCATATATTAAAAATGCAATCGGCGGTATTCGCCAAACTAATACCTTCAGATATAGTATCTAAACTTGGATTGGAAGAATTATAACCAGACCTGTTAATTTGTGAAGCTGTAATGATAGGTATACTATATTTGTAAGAAATAGCTCTCAATTGTTCAGATATGTATTTGATTCTTTCATACATATTAGTACCTTTGGAACTATCCATCAAATTCAAATAATCCAACACTAAACAATCCACAGTGATGCCCTTTTGTTGTAATTTTTTAATATATGCCGACACTTGGAATGGTGATAATGTAGATGGTGGAAATTCTTTAATCAAAATTTTAGATTTTTTATTCCTATCCTTCAAATCCAACAATTCATTTTTTAGAACAGATACATCTTTTTTCAATTCATACATTGGAATCTTGGTCAATTTGGAAGCAAATCTCATACCATACATGATTTCCGACATCTCCAAAGAAATTACAAGTGCCGTTTTCCCTTGCATTGCAATGTTTGCCGCAACATTTCCTAAAAATATAGACTTACCAACATTCGTCTCACCTATGAAGACGTATAACGCTCTACCATTTTCGGCAAACCCACCACTTATCTTATTGTCCAACCACTTCCATCCGCTAGATATCTTTGATTCATTTTTCGACATCTCTGTGATAAAGTAATCAACATCATCAAGCAAACTAAGCCCCATGGAGTTTGAAAGATTGATACTAACAGCCCTCTCCATCTTCATCAAAAGATCGGATGAATCCAATTTATTGCTATCTATCTTTTGAGCAGCTTCTAATAAAACCTTATATACAGATTTTTCTTTCAAAAATAATTCTGTATTTTCGTAAAGCTCTTCTCTATTAAATTTTACATTATCCAACTCGTCCAATTTGGATAAAACATTTTTAAAAGATTGTTTAAGATCTGGATCATTTAAATATGTTTTAATTTCAGTGATTGTTGGAATTTCACTACGTTTTAAATAAAAGTCTTTTATAATACCTATACTGGATTTAATATCTTTATCGGAAAATAGATCAACGTTCAAATGATCTATCACCGATGCCAAATATTCAGAATTGAATAAACAGTTATATATTACGACTTTTTCATAAAAGTCTAGGTCTATTTTTTTTATTTCGTTATCCATTTTTGTTTAAAGTATTCGTTTGATGCTTTCCAATTTTCATTAAATGATCTCAAACCTGGTGAAGAATGATCTATGAGTATAGGCCAAACACCAATTTTCAATCTATTTGAATTACTAGAAAGGCTGAAATCTAAATCGTAATGATGGAATTTGAACTTTTCATCAAACCTAGTCTTTGTTTTTAAGACTTTGGCACAATTAATCACCATAAAAACACCATCTATCATTGCGACTCTAGAAGGTGATGCTCCAAAAACTGTAATATGATAATTGTTCAAAGTTTCTTTGCAAGTATGTCCAGCAAATCCTTTTAAATCTTGCTTATGGCTCATTAAGTGCCAAAGATTTACATCACCAATAGTGGGACTACTACATCCAGCAACTCCAATTATATCGTAAAGTTCCATAGATTTTTCTATTTGATAATGCAAATCCATATTGATAAAGTCAACGTCATCGTGAACAAGGATCATATAATCGCAACTTTCACCGTAATTGTCAATACAATTATTGTAATATTCACTCAATCCCATGGTGGAATTGCCACATTTTAATTTCAAATCTATTTTTTTAGATGGATGGTATTGATTTATTTTTTCAAAACTTTTAAAAATTTTTGTTTGACAAGGATCGTGTTCTCTGGTAATACTGCAAGCTACAATTTTCATTGAGATTATTGTAACGCAAAAACTAAATAATTCAACAAATATGAGAAATAATGATCAAGTAGCAATATTCGAATCCTATAGAGAAGAGATTTTAAAGAAATTTAAAGATAGCATTTCTGGTGAAAATAACATTGAAAATGAAGATATTAATGACGCAGATTTAGGTACACCAGATGATATCGATATGGAAGGTTTAGAAGATGACGATACTGAGCAAAAGGACGAAGCTCCTAAAAGAAAAGTTGTTGTCAAATCTGAAGTATTAAGCACAAATGTTGGTCCAAAACTCAGAGAAATTTTAAGAAATATTCCAGAAGTAAGTGAAGATGTTGACATACTATCTTTGATTAAAAAATCTATAGAAAAAATAAACTCCAATTCAGAAAGCGAAGAAGATCATATTAAAGCATCTCCTTTGGCAATTTACGATAAATTGATAGAGTTAAACGCTATCAGTGAAGAGGAAATGGATAATGATAAATTCGAAGATTTCAATCCAGATAAAGAACCAGACGTTCTCCAATCATTCGAAGATGATGATTATAACGAATTTGATGATTCTGATGAAAGAGAACAGCAGTGGAAAAGAGAAGAACTCAGAGGTAAGTGGGATGATATAATCAGAGATATGGGTACTGACTGGAGAAAAGATGATGAAGATTTTAGATCATCTAACTATTAATCAATATATAGCGCAATCGAAATACCCCACAGGGGTTATACCCTCTCTGGTTAATTGATATATTTCACCATCATTTAATGATTCGAAACCGTTAATATCTTTTGTTGAAAAATCATTATTATATATATTGGCGTATAAATTTGAATTACATTTCAATAAAAAACAATTCTTAGTTTTTATATTAAAAATCCAGCAAGAGTAAGAACCCTCTAGTAAAGAAAAAACTTCTTTTAAAACATTAACTTCATTTTTAATATTTTGTTGCATAAAATTCAAAATACAATTTATTAAACAAGAATTGTTATCTGGCACTAAAAAATCACAAGTTTCAAAAACTCCCAATATGGTTTGAATGTTAAATATTTCTCCAGAAAAAGCAACGATCCAATTCTCATAAAAAAATGGAGGTGTTTTTTTAGATTCCAAAAAATCAGAAATATTTGGAGAATTCACGCCATAATAAGATATCACATCATTACCAGAATGCGGTGGTTGTTTTATTTTAGACAAATGGTTTATTTTATAAACATCAAAACTTTCTTTCTTTATCAACAACATCGATACATTGTCTGATTTTGAATTTTTATTTAATTTTTTTAATTTTATAAAAGTTTTTCTATCATTAGAACCATATATCATATCATTTAGCTCCGAATCCTATAACTTTATTTTTATTCTCATCTTCACTATAAAATTTGTTATCATCGCTCATATTATAAATTTCACTTAAAGTCATAGGTTCATTTATAGAATTCAACAATTCATCAGAAAGATTTAAATACTTCGCCATCTTTTTGGACTCTTCTACTTTTAACTTATCAAATTTATAATCAATCATAGTTCTACCCTTTCTACGTAACGCCTTATCTATTTTAGTATGTTCGCAATTAAAGGTTAAAATTATAGAAGCCTCAAGTATATCAGACAATATACCATCGGATATATTAAGCAAAGTCGATATAAATTGATTTTCTTGATCATCCCTAGAAATTAGAATTTTTTCAGCATCCTCTAGGATCAATATGCATTTTTTTCTTCTTATAAGAATAGAAAATAGATCTGGATCAGAAATAAATTTTTCCAAAAAAGTAGCTGGTATAAATATAAATTCCTTATCTATAACCGAAGTCAAATATTTTATAAAACTGCTCTTACCAGTGCCTGGTGGTCCATGAAACATATAAAGACCCTTATTATTATTTGATAATTTGTTTACAATTTTTTCATAAACATTTTGGAAACTTTGCCCATAATTCAATTCCAAATTTATTTTAGGAACCCTTATGTTCAAGGGTTCGAAATCATATTCACCATATTGATTTTTCATCAATACACAAACTTGATTCTTCTTAGTGTCTTCCAACACATATTTTTCTAAAAAAGAAAATTGTTTCTCCCAAGAATCAAATATCTTATTACTAGGATAATGTATAGATACATGTATTTTGGAATTATTTTTATTTATATTTTTATAAATATTCTTGAAATTTGAAGCAGATTCATCTTCCCCCTCATCAACCATTTCTTGTGTATAATTATCATTTAAACACTCTTCAAGATTTACACAGTCATCTTGATCATGGTTATCATTATCAATTACACTCAAAACCATTATAAAATGATCATGTCTAAAATAAAAATTAGGTCTTTTTTTAACGTTTAAAAAAGTTAAAAAATTACTCTTGAATAACTTATCACCAAAAGCCTTCACATTCAAACTTATACAAGAATGGTATACGAATTCAAAATTATCGAAAAAATATTCTAAAAGAGATATATTAAAATACTGAAAAATATTAAATGATGAAGATTCATAACCATATTCCAACTCATAATATCTTTTAACGTTAAAAGAGTGGCCGTGTTGATCTGGAGCATGAAGATTTAGATCATGTCCCAATTTTAAAAATTTCATATTATTCTTCTTCAGTTTGTATTACTCGTCTACTTTTATTATTTCTTTCTCTATTTTTATTTTTTCTTTCCTTTTTCTGCTCATCAGACAATATGCCCAATACATCTTCTCTCCAAGTTCTATTAGCATCTTTTCTAGACAACGAAGGTTCTCCCTTGCCAGCCTTTTTCTTTAAAGCTAATCTAATTTCTTGCATTATAGGTGATTTTTTTGATATCCAAGTTGATACGTACATAATATTATTCCTTTTTAAATCTTAATTCCTTTTTTAAAGTTTCATCCAAATTTGGTAGAAATTTATTCCACACATTTTCATCATTCTTCCAATCTTTATAAAAACCCAAAACCTCATCATTGTAAACATAACGATGGCCTTGTTTTTGCAAAACATTATAACCTTCGGCCATTTCTAATAAACCAGAAAATTTATTCAAACCAGTTTTAAAATTTAAATACATTTCAGTCTCTAAAAAGGGAATGGAGAATCTATTTTTCACACAAAAAGCCCTAATTGTTAAACCATTTATACCTTTAGCCAAAGCTGTCGAATCTTCTTCAGCATCTTTATTATCAGACTTTCCAACCTTTTCTTGCTTGGTAGCCAACTGAACAATTACAGAAGACATGTATAACGGACCAGAACCTCCACTCTGATTTTTCACCAATGTAGGATAGAGTGCTGCTGGATTGTCATATACATGATTCGTGAACAACACAGCGCAATTGGCTTTAGCTGCTGCATGTGTAACGGCTCTCAACATGCTTTTCAAAGCAACCGCTCTAGCTCCCATATCGGCACTATCCTTACCATCTTCTATAATTTTAGCCTCTCTGGAAGAGATTAAATTACCCAAAGAGTCGATAACTATCATCACCTTACCTTGAAGTTTATTATCAACTATATTCTTCAAAAATTTTACAATTTGATTCCTACAATCTTCTATAATCTCTATAGGGCAGTGCTTTACTCTTTTAGGATCGCAACCTAACGCAATTGCAGTATCTGGATCCAATGCATTTTCAGTATCAAAATACACAACATGCATTCCTTTTTTCTGAGCATTTGCCATTACTTTATTCGCAATTAAAGTTTTACCACAAGCCTGTGGTCCAACTAAACCAGTAATCCTACCTAAAGGAATGCCACCATGAATAGAACCAGATATAACAGCATTGAGAGCCATTGAACCAGTATCTATCCACTCATTAACTGTAGAAAGAGTGTTCTGATTAAGAAATACAGCCTCTGGATTTAAATCTTCTAATACCTTAAAAGCGTCTTCAATATTGCCAAAACTTTCATCATCGACTTCAGATTCTTTTTTATTTTTAGCCATGTATATATATTAACAAAAAATCCGTGAAAGTCAAACTCTCACGGATTTTTTTATAGCATCAGATATTAAATTAATTATTCATCAAACAATTTAATAGTTGGAGTCTCTTTGTTCTCAACTTTAGGAGTTGGAGTGAACATTCCAACATATTGTTCCAACAAACGA